TCATCTTTGACAGATGGGGTTGTAGGGCCAACGGGTCTTAAATCACATTTCCAAAGCTTCCACGAAGCTCGTGTTCAGTTCAGTTTTTACGGTAGCAACTCTGGAGATATTGCTGATGTGTTCCATCGGTATATCACCAACTACACAATGACTCGTGATGATTGGTGTAGGTTTGGGTTGGCTCCTAATAGAAAAACACAAATCGTATACAACCCTCAGTTGAGGGACACACAGTGGGTTGATGCTTTTAACTTCACTGTCACCTTTGCTTATGGCGTGCATGAATCTAAAGAAGTTGATTGGGTTGAGCATGTCACAATCAATACAAATGGTAGGTCTTCTACTATTCCACCTGTTGTCTAGTGACAACTTTTAAGTATAAACACAAGAGGATACGCAATTGGCAGCAATTGACTCTTTTGTTGAGGTTTTTATTACTAAGAACACTCAACAGATTGATATTACATCTTTCAGCATCCCAATGATTCTTTCTGCCCACAGCGCATTCACTGAACGTGCTCGTGTGTATACCAGTCTTACTGGAGTAGCTGAGGACTTCAATACCACTTCTGAAACTTATATCATCGCACAAAAACTGTTTAGTCAGGAACTGGTTTTCCCACAAATCGTTATTGGTCGTAAAGAAGAGCTTGAAAGCTATAGTGATGCTCTTTTTGCTGTCCAAGAAGAAAATGACAGTTTCTATGCTGTTGTTATCGACAGCCACGACAAGGCCGATGTTCTTGCCTTTGCTCAGACTATTGAAGCAATGCCTAAGATTTTTGGTACGTCTACTTCTGACGCTCTGGTGAAATCGGCAAGCTCTACCACTGATGTTGGCGCTGAGTTGCAAGCTCTCAACCTTGATCGCACTTTCGTCCTGTGGTCTGCTGACGCAGATACTCAGTACCCGGAAGCCGCTTGGTTGCACCAACTGCTCGAAGTTCCCGGTAGCAATACATGGGCACTCAAAGAACTTAACGGCATTACAGTAAGTCGTCTTTCGGAAACGGATGTCACTGTACTCACCGATAAGAATGTTAACTTCTTCCGTAGTGTTAAGGGTGCGCCTATTGTAATGAGCGGTACAATGGCAAGCGGCACATGGGTTGATGAAACTGTGTTCCTCGACTGGTGGAAAGCTCGTGTTCAAGAGGCAATTTTCTATCGCCTGATTAACAGCCGCAAAATCCCCTACACCCAAACTGGTGCAACCATCATCGAAGCCGAGATTCGTGCAATTAACGCTCAAGGTATTGCAAACGGCGGTATTGCTGACAGCCCTGCACCAACCGTACAAGCTCCGAATGTACTCGCTATCCCTGAAATGATTCGTGCCACTCGCGTAATGGGTGACTTTATTGTCACGTTCCGTTTGGCAGGCGCTGTTCACAAGGTTAGCGCTGTACGTGCAACCGTTTCTGTTTAAGGAGAAGTAAATGTCTGCAAATATTCTTTCTACCTACTTCCCTGAAGCAGTTAGCATTGTACTATCGAATGCAAATTTTAGCCACGTTGTTAGTGGTGTAGCAGAAGGCACTTTCATCACGGTTGCTCGTGAAACCCCGGCCACCCAGTTGGTTATTGGTGGTGATATGAGTGCCATGCGCGTTCGTCGTAAGAACCGTGCTTCAACTGTCACTGTTACGCTGATGCAAGGCAGTGACTCTAATGACGTTTTCAGTCAGATTCTGAAAAATGACGAAGACGCTATGAATAACGACTGGCTGTTCAGCTTGACTGTTAAAGATGGCTCTGGTCGTTCTGTATTCTTCAGCCCACAAGCATACATCGCCAACATGCCCGACATTTCGTTTGGTACTGAAGGTGATAACCGGGATTGGGTTATTCAGTGTATCGACCTCGACTCTCACGTTGGTGGTGGTGGTCTTCTGGATGCTTCTAGCGTCAACACTCTTGAAGATGTTGGCTACGATGTAGCTGAAGACTGGAAGACTTCTTAATTGAAGGGGAGAAATCCCCTTCCTTCCTAACAAGGAGTTAATATGGACCTTTGGACATATAGCCCAGAAGAGGTGACGATCCTTGTAATGGGAGTTCCGTTGGAAGGTGTTGTTGATGGTACGTTTGTTTCTGTAACAAGACAAGCTCCAGTCTTTACATCATCTTCTACGGCAGATGGTCGTATCACCAGAACTTACAATGCTGCCGACATTTGGGATATTCAGTTTACGCTGATGAATACAAGCCCTTCAAATGGATTCCTTGATAAGCTAGTTCTTCTTGATCGTGTGACGAAACGTGGTAAGTTTCCATTAATGATTAAAGATGGATTTGGGGGGACATTAATCTTCTCCACAACTACTTGGATTGAGGAGCTTCCAACCATCACTTATGGTGTTGAGATGACAGAGCGTGTATGGACACTCAAGAGTGCAAATGCCGTTGTTAATATCAATGGTAATGAAAGTCCAAGCTCTATGGCGGAAGACATTCTTGGTACTGTAGCATCTGCTCTACCCGGCATCCTATAGGTGATTAAATGGCAGCAGATATCCTTACATATAGTCCAGACCAAGTAGCTCTTATCTTTGGTGGATACAGAGTTAGTGGTTGGAACAGAATTGCCATTCAACGTAATACAGAGTTTGTAAAACAGATTCGTGGTATTCGTGGTAAGCACGCAAAAGAAATCAGCCGTGACACATCTTGCACCATCCTACTCACTATCCCACAAAGTATAGAAGTCAATACAATTCTCGGAAAAGTACTTGAGCTTGAACAAACATCAAAGGGAAAAGTTAGGCTCGAAATAATGCTTAAAGATGAAGCTGGTGGCCCTGTATTCACATCAGTTGAGTGTTACATTGGTGGATGGCCCAATATCGTGTATGGGGCTGAGTTAAATGAAATTGAGTGGAAGTTCCTTTGTGACTCATCTGAGTGGACACTTAAAGGTAACGAAGCTAACAAGAATGCAATTACTGACATGATTAGTGGTGCCTTTGGCAGTGTAACTTCAGCCATCGGTAACCTGTTTTAAATAAACCTCGGAGGAAACAATTATGCAAGAAACCAAAGAAATCACTATTGACGAACAAACTTATATTATCAAGCTGCTCCCTACTATGGATGGTCTTGATTTTATCTCCCGTCTGAATAAAGAGGGTATGTCGGCTCGTGTAGTGTTTGATGCTGTAAGCCGTTGTGTACAGATTGGTAGTGCATCATTTAGTGAAAAGAAATTCAACTCTCATTTCCGTGGACGTTATGGTCACTTGATGAAGCTGGTTGACGCTGTAGTAGAGTTTAACTTCCCCGATCTGAACGAGGGAAACGGCGAAAGCGATACAGAAGACCTGTAAAGGCTGTATCGCAACAATCTCAAAACCCGAGAATGAATAACATTAGAGATAATTTCTCGGGTGATTACGATGTCATGCGCGTCATCTTCTCTACAGACAACCCAATAGAAACTTTATACAACCTTCATCACAAATATTCTACCCCATTATTTAATGAGTATCTTGAGTATTTAGATGTACATGAAGAGCTTAAAGCTATTGCAAGAGCCGAGCAAGAGAAAGAGATGAAGTCCAAACAATCAAAACGATAGAGAAGGTGGAGCATGTCCGGACCTGTTGCTAGTTTTTACGCAGACCTTAACGTAAATGTCTCGCAATCTCAGATAAGAAAAGTTGATAACTTCTTTGACAGGATTGAATCTAAATTAAAATCTTTTTCCAAGGGTTTTAATTTACAGCCAAATATTAAGCTGAAACTGAACAGCGGAGAGGTTTCATCGTTAAAGCAAAAAATCAAGGCTGTAACGAAAGACCTGTCTGTAGATATTCCAGTATCTTTGAAGCCGAAGGTTAACAAGAAAAGTTTTTCCTCTGTACTTAACAGGCAAAGTCTGAAGGCAACGTCTGCTACGCTAGGGGTTGCTGTAAATAAAGCACTTGGGACACTCACTCCTGTAATTAATGCTAGAGTGAACTCAACAATTCTCCAAGCTAGTATTAATACTGCGTTGCGTGGTTTGGGTAGTGGCTTTGAGATTAGTCCAAAAATCTCTAAAGCTGCGATTACTTCAATGAGGGATGAGCTTCGGGTTGGTTTGTCAAACATCTTCATTAACCCAATCCTTAGTCAAAGCTATCTAAATCAAGCGAGGCAATCTCAGCGACCACAAAGACAACCAACTGAACGCAATCAGTTAGCTGATAAGTCTGGTCGTAATTTCATGTATGGTGGTGGGACGGCAGGTGCTTTAGCGCGTTATGGTGTTGGAAGCGTTCCGTTTATTGGCGGTGCTTATGGTTTGATGCAGCTAAATACTGCTAACCAAGAAGCAATCTCAACCCGATTGACCACACAAGCTGTTCTGCAATCTCAGGGTTATACTGAGCAACAAGGAGAGCAAGCTTTTGATTGGTTGAGGAAGCTTGCGAAACTTAATGGTTTCAACTATATGCAAGCAGCGCCTGACTACAACCAGTTCTTGTCTAACGCACTGGGTGCTGGGATGAGCTTAAGGGGAAGTCAGGACATCTTCAAAGGTTTCAGTGAATATCAGACCGCGATGGGTGTAACTCCTGCACGTCGCAAGTTGGTTAACAACGCCCTTAGTCAGATGCTCGGTAAAGGCACTATCAATATGGAAGAGCTTGAATTTAGGCTCGCTGCATAGAAATATGCAGAAAAATAAATCTCTTTAATTGCCGGAAACACTCGTTTAGGTGTTGACTACCGCCATATTGTAGTAATACAATAGTAGGCTCCATGCGTAATGGCATGGGTATGGTAAAAACGTCAACAATAGAGTCAATCGGCAGCTAAATATCTTAAAAGCTCCCCAAGTCAGTAAGGAGAAATCAATGCAAAACGAAAAGAAAATAATTTCTGGCGTACTAGTAGCCCGCTCAAACCGCTGGCCTAACTACGGAGTCAGCAAATGTGGACGCGCTTTCAGGTGGGACACTGAAAAAGAGATGAAAGTCGGAATGCTTACAGCAGGTGACTACCCGGTTTTCAGAGTTAGTCACCAATGTAAAGCGTCTTGGGCTTGTATCCACTATGCAATAGTTGAATGCTGGGTGAGTAATCCTAACCCCGAACTTTTTGTTGAAGTTAATCACAAAAATGGGGATAAGATGGATTATTCTTTTGATAACTTGGAGTGGTCTACCAAATCCCAAAATCAACGACATGCGCTGGACACTGGCTTACGGAGTCGTGGTAGTGATCTGTGGAACGCCGGGTTAACGGACGAACTAGTTCATATAATTTGCCAAGAACTTCAAGACGGTTGCTTCCCGAAAGATTTAGCAAAGAAACATGGCGTGTCGGAGCATATTGTCAGAAAACTTAGGGATGGGAGTACATACTTCCACATTAGAAGTTTATATCCGATAGATCATAAGTATAAAGTAGACTTTTCTGAAAGTACAGTAAGATGGGTCTGTGAGAGAATTGTTGAAGGTTACGCAGATAAGAAAATCTCCGATATTGCAACAAATAAAAATCTCACAACGATAGAGGTTAAACGAATCCGTAACAAAATTCGTTATCGCACAATAAGTGACGATTACTTTTAAGATAGAAGCTCAACGACTATCCCGAAAGGGAGTACACCACAAGCTATTGGTGGTGGAAATAGGAGAAACCTAAACAAGTAATGT